GAAAGGAGAGCGGTAAGTTCAGCCTCAGCGTCAATGTTGTGGAAAGCGTTGACGTCCTGAGCAAGTTCAGGTGACCAGGTAGCGCGGAGCTTCCTCTCTTCAACTGAAACGGTTACGCTTGCAAGCTTGAAGGAAACCTCACCGATTTCGGTCTCAAGCTCAAGGCTATCGTACTGTGACCAAGCAGCCTTAATGCAGCTGAGAGCAGCATCGAGCTGGTCCCTGTCAACACCGATGTAACCATCAAGTGAACCACCCTGTACACGGACAGGCTTTGCGAGGTCAAGGTCAAGATAAATGCAACCTTCCTTGTCGCACTCGCAACCATTCTTATACTCTACAATACCCTTACCGTACTTCTGTGTGACAACGCGGAAAGGAATAGCCTCCATCGGTTCGAAAGATGAGGTGGTAACACCGCTCATGTCAACGCTCTCAATAGCACCGCTGGTTGAGAGGAAAATCTTAAGGGAAGCAAGGAAGCCTTCGGTATCCATTTCGTTTCCGTCAGGACCGGTGAGCTTACCAGCGCAATATGAAGAGAAGCCAGAAACCTTAACGATGAGGTTACGTACAGTACCATCAGCGTAGAGGCGTGCATCTGCTGCGCTCTCCATTTCAACAAGACGACCACGGTCGAACATCATAGGAGCGACGTCAGCGACCTTGATGTGAATCTTACCCTTAGAATTGTCATAAAGGAAGTCATTGTAGAAGAGGTCATAGAGGGTCTTGTGCATGTAGCGTGTGACCTTAGGACCAATCTGACGCATACGAGCACCAGGATGAGCCTCGTTGATAGCATCGTAAGCTTCATCGTAGTTAGCATAAGTAGTGTCACCACTTACCCATTCCTGTGCGTCCTCGTCAAAGTACTCGAAGGCCATATCACCTACGACCTCGTCAGGAAGATAGAAACGATTGTACTTGTTACCGTTACGACGGTCGGTACGCTCGTAACCCATAAGGCCCTTGTGCTTACCTACAACACCGTCAGCGATTTCGTCAGAGCTCCAATCCCTCTGTGAAGTTACAGGAAGGATGAAGAAGAGCTTACCGACAGGAAGGTTCATAGCCTGTACGGAAACGATATCGTTAGCAAGAAGCTTGCTGAAAACACGGCGGATGATAGGGAAAACAACAGTCTCGAAAGAACCACTGTTGTTAGCATCGGTAGCCTCGTTAAGGAGTGCGTGAGCCTCGTTCTCATAAAGAGTAGCGATGTTCTCCTTGATAACGCCCTTAAGACCATCGGTCATGCCGAGGCGGTCCCAGCGTTCGTTGATTTCTTTGCGGATGCGGCGCTGTTCATTGAGTTCGATGTTGCCGATTTCTCCGCTGTTTAAAAACTCTCTCATTTTATTAGTTCTTTTGTTGTTTTATGATTCTTTAATTTACATTTTAGCAATTTAGGACTCTGTTCATGAGGTCAATTGTGTTGAGGAGGTCCTGTGATTTGTAAACCGGAGCCTTGCTCTCAGTTACGACGGTCTTTTCAGTGACCTTGCTCTCGTCAACTACGGTCTTCTTAGAAAGTTCCTTAGAAATTGACTCATAAAGTGCCTGCGCCTGCTTTGGCGTTTTTGCCTCGTTAGAGAAGCGTTCGACGATGTTGAGTTTTTCAGCTTGGGTAGTAGTATTCTCAAGGAAGAGTTTGGTAATCTTACCGAGGTTTACATTTGTCATGTAAGCTTCCTTAAGTCCCTTGTGGAGTTCCTTGACAGCCTCATTGAGCTTGTGGTTCTTTGCTTTGAGCTTCTTGATGGTCTCATTAATCTCAGCATTGTACTCATTCTCAATAGAAGTGTTTCTTGATTTCTCCGGATTCTTCTTCTCGCCGCTGTTGGTAGCCTTGGTCTTTACCTCGTGGCGCTTCTGATACTTGGAAGTTGTTTGATTTTCATCAACTTTGCCAACCTTCTTGTCAAAAGGCATACCATCTTCGGTTTCAACCTCTGCTACGCCAGTGTCATTAAGACCGGCTGCAAAATAATCATCGTCAAGTTGTGTAAGGTTCTCGTTGACACTCTTGTCGAACGGGTCACCTTTCTTTTCAGTGCCCTTTCCAGCCCAAGGTTTCTCGGTGCCGGTAGGAACGCCTTTGTGCCAGGAACGACCGGATTTTGAGGGCTCGGAATTGTTCAGGCCGTCAATCGGGTCCTTGTCCTGATAATTGTCAGTGTATCCGAGGTCAATCTCGAACAAAGTTTCTTCGTTTGTCATTTCTGGGTCTGATTCAAAATCATTATTATCTTCTTCTGCGAGTTCGTTATATTCGTCACTCGCACCAACATAGCTTTCCTCAGCCAGTTGTTCCGCCTCTCCATCTTCCATTGCCGGTTCTGCTGAAGCGTCTGCCCCATCAGTTCCAAGGTCAATGATATACTCGGCGCCAGTTCCATTGTCCTGTAAGCTTATCTTGCCACCATCCTGTTTAACAACTACCTGGTCATCATCAGAAAGTGCCCTGTAAACTTTCAAAACATTCTGGATGTCTTGCTCGCCCGTGAGGTCTAAAGTATCTTCATCACCCGCTTGGTATTGTGCCATAAAGTCGTCCTGTCCTTCTGCGCCATCACCATCTGCCGGTGCTGCTTGAGCATCTGCGGCCGGTTGTGCATTCATAGCGGGGTCCTGAGCTGCCTGTGCGTCTGCAGGGACTTCTTCCTCATCACCTACTTCGTCAAGCTCGCCAGAATCCTTTTTCTCTGACTTTTCGTCATCTTTACCTTCGGCGTCTTTCTTTTCACATTTACATTCGTCGCCACACTTGCCGCACTTAGGGCAGCATTCCTTATCGTCGTCAAGAATCTCCATATCATCATCGTCATCTTCGATAGATTCACGGAGTGCATTCTTAACGGCCTCTGAAAGCATGGCCTTGATTGTGTTCTTACTCTCTTCCTTAATGGCGTTTTTAATTTCGTTCATTTCCAGTAAGGCTTGAGATGATATGCTCTTCTTATTTACGCTCATTGTAAATCAGCTTGTTATTTCGCTTATTTTTAATATAAATATTCACTTAAACTGAAAAAAAGTAATTCAGTGGGTTTTACACAATAAATATCATTGATAAATGAATTAATTTTGCAACCATTTATCAAATTTCTTTAAATTCTCTAACAATTTTCCCTTACCATTATCATTTTTTGACTCAAGATACTGC